TCAAGGCTCCAAAAAAAAGCCGACTTCCGGCGGGATGCCTAGACGTGAATAATAGCTCTCCAGCGACTCATCCTGCTCGGGAGAGGCGGCGGCGGTTAACAATAGAACGGCAAATCGATTAGCCTGACGTTCCAGCTTGCCCGGGGCGAAATAAGAGCTCTCCTCCAAAAAGAACCGGTTAATGCCTTTATGTAGCCGGTCATGGCCCAATTCATGCGCACAAACAAATCGCTGCCATTCCAAGGACAGCTCATTATGAATGACAATAAATCTTCTTCGAAGCTTGCGATAGTATAGCCCTTTGGTTCCTTCGCCCAGGTTCATGAATCGGACATGGATACCTAAAGCCCGGCATAGCTCAAACGGACAGTTGGTTTTATATTTTTTTATTAGCTTTTTGACCAGTTCATCCATTATCTTCACCTGCAGCATAGGTATTGGTTAAGGGCATTAATCATCCGATTTGTCTGGTTTGGAAGTTGGCTTGCGTTTATTCATCTGCTTGGCTTCCCAGAATAAGCCTGTCAGCACGTCTTTTATTCTTTGTCTGTCGTCTTTGTTAAGCGGAACTCCGTCAAACATCAGCTCTCCGTCATCCTCCAGCATCTTTTTGAAATCGCGTTTGTCCTTGCTGGTCGCCCATTCCGGTATCGCTTCAGTCATTTGTTCATATTCCTGTAAATATCCTGCCCGCTCCATAAGCTCCTCATAGGAGGCATTCATGGCTTCTGCCAGTCTGCGCAAGGTTGCTGGCTTGGGTACGCCGCGCAGCCCGTTCTCGATGCGTGAGATCTGTGAACCGCTGATACCGGCAGCCACAGCCAATTGGCTAAGGGTAAGACCTTTGCTCTCGCGCAGCCGTTTTAAATATAATCCAAATTCATGTTCCATCCCGCAACACTCCTTGTCATGCAATTGTCTGCTGATATTACTATAATCTATTTTTGCCAAAAGGTAAATAAAGTAATAATAATTTTGCCATAAGACAAGGAAACGGGAGGTATTATGGGATTATCGGCGCGAAATGGCTGAAAACCGGATTTTACGAATACCAATGCGAAGTGGTATATTATAGAAAAATGCGAACAAGATGCGAACACAGAACATTCTATCACATTTTTCATTTGCATCTGAAACAAATTTCTAGAAAACCGTTAAAGGAGCGCTACACGATGATGAATCTATCTTCCTTGCCTGAACTTGACCGGCGCCAAACTCAAATAGCGATTGAAAGCATGCTGGAGAAATACCGGATATTCAAAACGATTACTTTTGAGGCGAGAGAGGCTTCCACTACGTATTCTTACACGGAACGTTTTCATGGACCGACGCATGTTATTGCAGATCCGACCGCTTCACTCGCTGCGCATAATGTGGACGTGCCTGCGGCCCGGAGGGCCTACTGTGCCGCCGTGGAATCGGTGGTAGAGAGACTGGACAGCCGGGAACAGCAGCTGGTTCGCGAAAGGTATTTGAGAAGGGATGAGGTATTCGATTATACGGTTTACAATCATGTATTCGACCCGCCCGTCAGCAAGGATACTTATGTTAAAATCCGGACGCGCGCTTTTTATAAAATGGCTCTGGCTTTCAAGGAGCTGAACATGCTGTCACTGGGTCCGATGCTCAAAGCGGCGTCCAAAACGAAAAAGGCAAGCACCGGCGTGCTTTCAAATATCCGATAATAGGCCAAGCGAATAGTAAGTGAGAAGGAGATTGTCCGAAAAGGGCGGTCTCCTTTTTGTCTTACCATGTGCTCCTCTCAAATTTACTGCGCCCACGACAGATAGGGACCGAACTGTCTCACGACGTTCTGAACCCTTGGAAGGGTTCAATAAGAAGGGATGTATTCGCCACCGAAAAAACGCCTTTTTTCATCGCAATCTTCTTCCGAACTTCGCCCTAATGCCGTCTTCATGCGCTAAAAAAGGAGATATGATTATACCATGGCAAATGAAGCGAAAGAACACCGCGGGAGCATGAATGCTTCAGCAGAAGCCGCAGTTACACCTGTAGAGCCAAGAGAGCGGTGAAAGTTTCTTTCGGTCATTGCCCAAACAAGCGGATGTCATCCCAAAGGATGATGTCCGTTTTGCTTATCGGGAAAAGACGGGAGGGGATGAAGGCATAGGTAAGCATGGGATTACAGAAAGAGCACGGCAATAACCGGCAGACGGCCGGGGCAAGAAAGGAAGGCAATGATGTCTGTACAGCATTTGCGGAGCTGCATTACGGCTGCGCTGGAGCAGCGTTTTGCGGACATTCCCGTTATTTCAAGTGACGATCCGCCGCAGACGCCGGGCTTTCGGCTGTTTCTGGTTTCGGCGGCATATGACCGGCAGCGGGAAGACCGATATGCGGCGGTGTACCGCTTTGGTATCCGCTATGAAGGCGTTCCGGTATCGGAGGCGGAGGTTATGGCGGACGCTTTGCGTGATGCTCTTACCCTTGTACAAGGAGACGGGGTGAGCTACCGCAGTGTACGGCAGACCTGGACGGCTGGAGCGGCAGGAGAAGCGGATCTGTTCACGGCAGAGTATTCGCTGTACCTGCAAAGCGAGCGTCCTGAAGCAGTGACAATGGGTCAATTCACAGAGGAAGGAAGATTGAAATGAGCGCAATAAATGAGAACAATATCGTATTTGGCAAAACACAGATCCTGGAGTCGGCGATTTTTACGCCAAGGGAAAAGGATGCGCTTGACGTGATTTTGCAGCAGGATCAAAGCTACACGCTGGAACAGGCTAGACAAGAGCTGGAGCTCTTTTTAACGAAGGAGGTTATCTAATGGCTGGAGGAACATGGACAACGCAAAACAAGGTACGTCCCGGGGTGTATGTGAATGTATCATCCCAATCGGGCGTAATCGGAAAAATGGGAGAACGCGGCACCGCCGCACTGGCTCTGGCGCTCTCTTGGGGGCCTGCCGGTCAGATCATCGGCATTACGCCTCAGGAAGATATCGCCAAGCTGCTCGGGTATGACTGGACGCATGAAGCGCTGCTTCCGGTACGCGAAGCACTCAAGCGGGCGGGTAAGCTGCTGCTCTACCGCCTGAATACCGGCGTCAAAGCGGAGGCAACAGCCAGTGGTTTAAAGACAACGGCTCAATATGGCGGAGAACGCGGCAATGATCTGTCGTTCGTAATTGCAAGCAATATCGAGGACCCGGCCAAGTTCGACGTAAAGACACTGCTTGATGGGGCGGAAGTGGACAGGCAGACGGTCGCCGCCGCAGCCGATTTGCTGGATAACGCCTATGTCACGTTCGAGGCGAACGGGCCGGAGGGACTGACAGCGTCTGCCGGAATTCCGCTTACGGGCGGAAGCAACGGGACGGTGACCAATCAGAACCACAGCGATTTTCTGGCCGCGCTGGAGGTACAGGATTTTCAAACGGTCGGTCTGGTCTCGCAAGACAACTCGCTTAAAGCTCTCTACACCTCTTATGTGAAACGGCTGCGCGATTCCGAAGGCAAGAAGGTGCAGGCTGTTGTGTCGGATTACGCTACCGCCGGTTATGAAGGGGTCATCAGCGTAAAGAACGGCGTAGTTTTAAGCGACGGCACCGTAGTGGACAAGACGAACGCGGTGGCATGGACAGCGGGAGCGACCGCAGCGGCTGCGGTAAATGAATCACTGACCTATCAGGCCTATGATGATGCGGTGGATGCCGATGTCCGTCTGAGCCATTCCGAGACGACAGCGGCGCTCTTGAATGGTGAACTGCTCTTTACTTACAACGGCGCAAAGGCGGTGGTCGAGCAGGATATCAATACGCTTACGGCGTTCACACCGGCAAAAGACAAGGCTTTTTCGAAGAACCGGGTTCTCCGTGTACTCGACGGTATTGCGGTTGATCTGAAGCGTATTTTTGAAACCTACTTTGTTGGCAAGGTATCCAATAATGAGGACGGCCGAGCGCTGTTCTGGTCGCAGTGTGCCGCCTATATGAACGATCTCCAGGATATCGGAGCCATTGAGAACTTCAACGCGCAGACCGATATTTCCGTCGTTGCCGGCGCCGACAGCGATAGCGTAGTGCTGGAAACGGCTGTAAAACCGGTGGATTCGGTAGAAAAAGTATATCTGAAAGTGAAGGTGGTTTAAGATGGCGTTCTTGAAAGCTAGCGATACGATTTCCGGTCAGGAAGGCCGCGCCTATGCGGTGATCGGCACCCAAATCGAAGAGATGTTCTATGTGAAAAAGCTGGAGGCTACGGTCGAGAAGCAAAAAGCGGAAGTCAAAACACTGGGCCGCCGCGGCGTCCAGCATAAAGCGACGGGGTGGTCGGGAAGCGGTTCGATGACCATTTTTTATATGACCAGCCGTTTCCGTCAAATGATGCTTGATTATATGAATACGGGCGTTGACCAGTATTTCGATATCGAAGTCATCAACGAGGACCCTTCGTCCAGCATTGGCGCCCAGCGGATCAATCTGAAGGGGGTCAACCTCGACAGCGTCATTATGGCTTCGCTCGATACCGAGTCGGACGCGCTGGAGGAAGAGGTCAGCTTCACGTTCGAGGATGTAGAGATTGGCAAGCCGTTCGGTTCGGTGTCTTAAGCCGGCATTTAAGCGTATCATATTAGTTTGCTCACGGGGGAGGGCGGTGTCTCAGCGCCGGCTCCTGCCCTCGGCGGGCCACAATCATCATAGGAGGATTGGAAAATGAGTGAATTTAGTTTGTTTTTTGCACAAAATGTAAGCTGTGACACGACCGAGGAATTTATCGTATCCACGCGCTTTAAAGATAAGGACGGCAAGCCCGCGGCCTGGAAGCTGCGCAGCATGACGGAGGACGAGAATCAGGAATGCCGGAAGGCGGCCACCCGGAAGATCAAAGGCAAGAACGGCGTCTACACGCCGGAAATCGATGCCAATGATTATATGGCCAAGCTGATGACGGCGAGCGTCGTATATCCCGATCTGAAAAATGCGGAGCTGCAGCGTTCTTACGGCGTGCTGGGCGCGGAGGCGCTGCTGCGCAAAATGCTTCTGCCCGGCGAATTCGCCGCTCTCGGCGAGCGGGTGCAGGCGCTTAACGGCTTCGGCACGGATATGAACGAACTGGTGGACGAAGTAAAAAACTGATTAACGAGGGCGACGGAGAGGCCAATCTGGCCTACTACGCCCTCCATGAGCTGCATATTTTGCCCCATGAGCTTATGGCGCTCTCTGTCCGCGAACGGGCCGCTATCTATGCGATGATCGCCGTCCGGGTGGATAAAGAAAAGCGGGAGCGCTCAAGAGGCAAAGGAAGAAAGAGATGAAGGGGGTGGATAGATGAATAACGAGGTAACAAGCACCGCATTGGTGCCGGTACGCGCGCTGACGGTCTGGCGTAACGTGAACGCGGAATGGGAACGGCTCAATCAGAACTTTGAAAGAGCAGCTTATACGCTGAACGACCTTCAGAAAATACTGGAGCGGATTTACGAAGAAAAGAACAAGTCCTTTGTGGAAGGCTTTATGCAGGCCCAGGAAGCGGCGCGGAAGCTCTCTGAACAATCGGGAAGCGCGGACGGCGGCGGCGACGCTGCGAAGGCGAAAAAGGGCTTTATGGACAAGCTCGGCGATGTGCTGGATATCCTGAACATTAATACGTTCGAAGTAGCCAAATATTTTGGCGAAAAGGCCGCAGCCCGTCTCTTTTCCAGAAACCAAGCTGCCTCGGGGGCATCAGTGGGTGGAGCCGGGGGAGGCGCCGCCACAGCCGGAGGAGCGTCCGCATCAAACGGATCGGATAAGGGCGGCTTTTTGTCCAAAACAGTCAGCGCTTTGAAGGGCTTGGATGTTGCTTCTGTCTTTGACAAGGCGAAATCGATGGGTGAGAAAGTGATCAAGGGCGCGGCAACGGATGATGATAAGAAGAATTGGAAAACGCTCCAGGATAATATAGACGGAGCTTATGCATTGATGGGGCAAAAGGCGCTTGTGGCGCTGCGACCTGCGCTTGATGCCCTGAATAATGCTTTTAAATCAGATCAGATGACGGCTGCGATCAATCTCATGGCGAATCTCTTCTTAGTCGCGGCAACCGCCATTTCGATGGTAGTGGATGGCTTGATCTATATGGGCAGCGTTATCCAGCAGAACTGGTCGGTTATCGGTCCGATCTTGGCGGCAATCGCCTTTGTCTATCTGGCTGCCATGATTGTTCAGGTGTATTCGCTCGCAGCCGCTTGGCTTGTGGCCAACTGGCCGATTCTGCTTATCGTCGCCGCGGTCGCGCTGCTGATTTATATCCTGATGCAGTCGGGCGTTACCGTAGGGAAGTTGTTGTCGCCATTGCAACGGGCTTCGGCTGGCTAAAGGGTTTTATCGAGAACATTGTTATCGGTTTGTATAACACCTTTATTATTTTTGCGGACTTCTTCCGTAATCTGTTCATTGACCCCAGCTTTGCCGTGAAGAAATTATTCTATGATCTGGCGATGAACTTTCTGAACTTCATTTATCAAATGGCGCTGGGGACGGAGAACTTTGCCGGCGGGTTTGTGAAGGTGATCGCTTCGGCGGTGAACAAAGTATTAACCAAATTCAAAGACGTAACGGATTTTCTGAGCAATATCCCGGGATTTGAAAAGCTGGCCAATGTAAAAGTCAATCTGCTTGACCCGGAAGACCCGCATGTATTCAGCGGCATGATCGATAACGTGCGGAAAATGATACCGGAGCCTGTAAGCGATAAGCCGGTTATAAACAGCCAGAAGAAGGCTTTTGTCGATCCTTCCATTGCCGCCAAGCAGTACGGCCGGGTAGGAAAAGATATGGTGGACAAATTCAGCACCAAGGTAAAGGAATTAAAAGATGATACCCATACCCAGAAGCAGCCGAAAATGATTCAAAGTCCGGGGCAGGGCAATATGAACAACCTGGGCAACATCAACAACGTTGACCGGGTTGGAGAGGTCGGTTCCGTCAAAAATACCGTGGATATTTCCAGCGACGACCTGGCTATGCTGCGGGAACTGGCCGAAATCCAGGCTATCCAAAATTTTGTCGAGCTTACGCCAACGGTGCAGGTAACAACTGGAAATATTAATAACGCCGGAGATATCGACTCGATTATCAACAAAATCAATCAAAAGCTAAGCGAGGAGTTCGTGTCGACCGCACAGGGGGTGTATACATGAATACGCACCAGGAGTACGGTTTTTTTCTCAGCTACAACAATATGGAGGATATCTTCCGCCTGCCGGTCAATCCCGAGACGCTGGAAATCAAGGAAGTGGGTGAAGGTAAAAGCTATACCATTATCGATTTGGGTGAAATCAACGCTATTTCCTATCCCAAGCTGACCGAAATTACGCTGGAAAGTATCTTTCCGGCGCAGCGCTATCCTTTCGTCCTCGTGCCGGAGACAGGGAAGAACCGGTTGCTTAAACCTTTTGAATATGTGGAGATGATCAAAAAATGGATGACGAGCCGCAGGCCGATCCGTTTTGTTTTTTCCGGTCTGGAGACGCGGGAGTCGGCTCAAACCAGTGATTTACCCGTGAGCATGGCCATGAGCATTGAGAGCTTCAACTGGAAGCTCAGCGCCGGTACTTCAGGAGATATCGAATATTCGCTCTCGCTGAAAAAGTATGTGTTCTACCAGGCGGCCCCCGTAAAAGTCGTTAAGGGAGCGGCCAAAACGCAGCAGCAGAGAGCAGGCGACCGCAAAGCCCCGGCTGTCTATAAGCTGAAAGCGGGCGACAATCTGTGGAGAATCGCGCAAAAGGTGCTGGGCGACGGAAGCAGGTGGAAGGAAATCCAGAAGCTTAACGACATTCCCGACAGTGAGCTGAGGAAGCTTCCGGTTGGCAAGACGATCAAGCTGCCTTGACGCATCCCGGCTATTTTTACAGTAGGAGAGGAGGAAGCCATGGAACTGCTGGTCAAGAACAAGGAAGGAAGGATCTGGGATATAGCTGGGATCGCCTCGGACATTTCCTGGAAAACCGCCCGCTCCGGGAAGCCTTCTACACTGGAACTCACACTCCTGAACGGGGGGATTTACCAGCATCCGAAATTTGCAATCGCTAATGGCGATATTGTGCAGTTCCGTAAGGACGGGGTCAATGTTTTTTACGGATTTGTGTTCAGTCTGGAGACCGGCCAGGACCGGCAGCTCAAGCTGACGGCCTACGACCAGATCCGGTATCTGCTCGGCAACGGCAGCTATGCCCTCGAGAACGTAACTGCTACCGGCGTCATTCGCAAAATCGCGGGCGATTACGGACTCAGGACCGGCGTGCTGGAAGAGACGGAGTACGTTCAGCCGTCTTTAATTGAAGACGATAAGAAGCTGCTCGATATTATTATGGGGGCGATCGAATCCGAGCTTCGGCAGAAGGGGCGGCTGCTGGCCTTTTACGATGATTTTGGCAAGCTTACGCTGCGCGGTCCGGAATCCATGCTGCTGAATGTGGCGCTCGGAGCGGGCAGCCTTTTATATGACTATTCACTCAAGACGAGTATCGACGACGAGACGTATAACACAATTATTTTGTACAAAAACAATGAAGAGACAGGGAAACGCGATTTCTATCCGGCCAGCGACAAGGACAATGTCAAACGGTGGGGGATCTTGCACTTGTCCCAGAAGGCGGACGACAATGCGAACGCGGCGCAAATCCGGGAGAAGGCGGAACAGCTGCTGAAGCTGCATAACCGGGAAAAGATTAGTCTTTCGGTACAGGCCATCGGCGATTTGCGCGTGCGCGCAGGCAGCTTCATTTATGTGCTTCTGGACGAGCTTAAGGTGCAGCTGTTTCTGGTCGATCAGTGTACCCACAATCTGTCCGGGGGAGAGCATACCATGTCTCTTGATATCAAGGTGGTGTAAACCGTGTTGGATATTATTAAAAAAGCAAGCCTTGGAGCGGTGGACAGCAGCAATCCGGTGGCTTTTTTTTATGGAACGGTAATTACGGGAGCGCCGCTGCAAATCCAGATCGATCAAAAATTTATTTTGCCCGGGAACGCGCTCGTTCTGCCCGAATCGGTCATGGAGAGCAAAATCCCGCTGGATGGCGGGGAAGTCGTGCTGCGGCGGGGGCTTGAAGCGGGCGACCGTGTTCTGCTGCTGCGCATGCAGGGCGGCCAGAGCTATGTCGTGCTGGATAGGCTGGTGAAGTCGCCATGATTCCCGAAGCGGGACAGTCCGGTTACATTACAGAGCAGGCGGATGGGGAAGCGAGTGAATCCCCGAGCTTAACCTATGGCATCGACTGGAAAAAGGGGCGGATTACCGGCTATGTGGACGGTCTGGAGGCTCTAAAGCAGGCGGTGGATAAGGCGCTGCGCACGCTCCGCTATGAACAGCTTATTTATAGCTCCAATTATGGAACGGAGTGGAATCTGGTGCTGGGGCAGGACCGGCTGCTCGCTAGACCGGAGATTCGGCGGGTTGTGACGGAAGCGCTGCTTCAGGACGACCGGGTTGAGGGAGTGAATCAGCCGGAGGTTTCGTTTAACGGGGAGAATGTGTCAATTAACGTTACGGCGAGGTCGCGCTACGGAGATATCCAAATCAGAAAGGAGCTGAATGCAAATGGCTGATCAGACATTCGAGGCGATTCTGGAGCGGATGCTGGATCGAGTGCCGGAAGAGCTGGACAAAAGAGAAGGCAGCATCATTTATGACGCCTTGGCTCCTGCGGCTGCGGAACTGGCCCAGATGTATGTCGAGCTTGAGCTGAATACGAATCTGTTCTTTGCCGACACGGCTACGGGCGAGTTTCTGGAACGGAGCATCGTGTGGTCGGGCATCACAAGACGTCCGGCAAGCCCGGCCGAAATTCAAGGGGCGTTCTATGCGGACGGCGGCGGAGGGTTGGACATTCCGCTCGGCAGCCGCTTCTCACTCGATCAGTTGAACTACACGGCGGCGGAGAAGCTGTCTCCCGGAAATTACCGGCTTACCTGCGAAACGGCCGGAACGGCGGGAAACCGTAATTCCGGTGCGCTCCTGCCCATCGACTATATTCCGCAGCTGTCACGGGGCGAGACGGTTCGCCTGCTAATCCCCGGAGAGGATGCGGAAGACGACGAGACGCTGCGGCAGCGTTATTTCGATTCGGCCAGGCGTCCGGCGACAAGCGGCAACAAGGCCCATTATGCGGAATGGGCGCTGCAAATTCCGGGCGTGGGCGGCGCGCGCGTATTTCCGCTGTGGAATGGTCCGAAGACGGTGAAGGTAACGATTACCGACGCGGAGAAAAAACCGGCCTCCACGCTGCTTGTGGATCAGGTGCAGCAATATATCGACCCGGCTCCGGGGCAGGGGGAAGGACAGGCGCCCGTCGGAGCGGTGGTTACGGCAGCTTCGGTTCAGGGAAAGACCATAACCGTCTCCGCTGAGGTCTCGCTGGCTCCCGGATATGAGCTGCAAGAGGTGAAGGAGCGATTTCAAGCCGCTCTTGAGAACTACCGCAAGGAAAAAGGATTTACCGCGACGTATATCAGCCAATCCGTCATCGGCGCTCTGCTGCTTGGCACCGAGGGGGTTGCGGATTATGCAAACCTGCTGCTGAGCAGCGGAGCGGGCAATGTGACACTTGGAGCCGAAGAAGTGCCGCTGTTCGGCGCTGTGACGTTGGAGGTGCAGAATGGCAGCTAATGAGTTGTTTACTGACCTCATGGATTATTTGCCGGACTATTATCGAGGCATCCTGGAGATGGAGACGGTGCAGGGCGTTCATACCGCAGAGTGCGGGGACGCCTGGTCTGCTCTGGAAGACCATCGAGGTCAGCTTAATGTAGATACGGCAACCTGGATGCTGGACCGCTGGGAGAATGAGCTGGGGCTGAACATCGACCGGACCAAGACTTACGCCGCACGCAGGGAACGAATCACAGCGAAGCTGAGAGGGGCGGGGACGACGACGCCGGACATGATCCGGCGGACGGCTTCCGCTTTTTCCGGGGGAGAGGTTGAGGTCGCGGAGGTTCCGGGCGAGTACAGCTTCGAAGTCCGATTCGTCGGCACGCTCGGCATCCCGGCCAATCTGGACGACCTCATTCAAATCATCGAGGAGATCAAGCCGGCTCATCTGGCTTATTCCTTCCAATACACATTCACCTGGTGGACCGCGCTTAAGGCGCTGACATGGAGCGAGGCGCACACCAAGACCTGGGAGGACTTACGAGTATATGAATAGGAGTGTGACTTATGCGAACGACTAATAACCTTGGTTTGAGAAAACCGGAGGGCACCGATATTGTAGACATCGCCGACCTGAACGGCAACATGGATACGCTGGATTCTGCGGTGAAGAGCCTGCAGGACCAGACAGCCGCCTCGGTGCCGCTGACTCAGAAGGGAGCGGCGAACGGTGTCGCTACGCTGGACGCTTCGGCGAAGCTGCCCGCCGGGCAGCTTCCGGCAACTGCCGTAACTACAACTTCCAGTACTTTAACCTACTATGTTAGTACATCGGGCAGCGATAGCAACAGCGGATTGACAAGCTCAGCGCCGTTCAAAACCATCCAGAAAGCTATTAATAGCCTACCTCTTGTGATCAATAATGATGTAACAATCAGTATTGCTGCTGGAACATATAACGAGGATGTTTCTATATATGGAATTATCGGAAAAGGGCAGCTATCCTTGCTTGGTGTAGATGCATCAACCTTTGTAAAATCAGTTACATCCGTTAGATCTCATTATGTATATATTTTTGGACTTACCGCAACAACTACGAGCGGAGTAGCTTTTTATTCGGCGGGTACGTCGTATACTTTATTTTCAAACTGCCGGACGACTGCTGGAGCGAATGATGGGTTTAACGTAGCCTTCGGGCGTGCCATAATTTACAACTGTGTTATCTCCAATGTAGTAAGTGCTGCCGTTTCAGCTAACAACTCGACTATTACAGTTGATACCTGCTCAGGAACGGGTAATGGCTATGTTCTTTACGGAGATAATTCTTCTGTCATTTACACAAAGGGTACTTTGCACAGTGGGGCGGGTATGTATGGAGGGCCATCATTATCTGTGAATCCGTGGGGAGATAATACAACTTCATCTAGACCGCTTGTTTGGGCTAATCGAAGCAGCATCCAGAGTATTTCTGCTGGAGTATGGACTAGGGTTGTTAATGATGTGGTAATTGGGAACCAGCTTAACGGTTATAACCCGCCAACAGGCGTATTCACATCCCCCCAATCCGGATGGTATAGGATCAGTGCGCAGATATATCTTCTTGGAGCACCTTCCAACTCTCAATATATGATCCGTTGTCTGCAGAATTCATCCGTGGGTTATCATATGGACCTTAGAATACCTCCTTTTAGCTTTGATACCATACTGAATGGCGAGGTTATGCTTTATCTTGGATTCGGGGACACACTCGAAATTCAAGCGTACGCAGGATCGGCGGTAAATGTACAACCTGGAGGAGACGCAACCAGACTAGAAATTATAAGAATAGCTTAGAATTCCGAAAGGAGGAAACGAAATTGAACATAACATTAACGCTGCAGCATTTATACCACGGCGCGGACCCGATACGCGATTTTGAAGTATGGGACGACAGTGACGGCAAAGGCCCATACATCGCCGTCTGGAACCTGGATGCCCCGCAGCCGACCGAAGAGGAACTGCAAGCCGCCTGGGAAGCATATCAGAAAGCTGAAGCAGACAAGCTGCCGGCGGAGCTAGGCGAGCTGGAACAGCTGCGTAAGGAACTCGCGGATACCAAGGCTGCTCTGGAAGATACGAACGGTAAGCTGAAAGCCGCTGGGGAAGAGACAACGAATGTGCAGCTTGCGCTGGCCGAGATATATGAACAGCTGCTGGCGCTAAAGGAGGGGAACCCTAATGGCTAAAGTATACGCGGACTTGATCCGCAAGGGCTTAAAGACGGTGGATGAAGTCCCGTCACCCTTACAAGAGGAAGTGCGCCAAATCATCGTAATGGCATGAAGTATTGCTTTCACGGCATAAATCATTCATGACCTAAAACACGCATGACGCACACAAGCATGACGCACAAGCGTTATTCGCCCCCGCCTGACGGGGGTTTTTTACATTAATGAAAGAAAGGGACGGGAAAATGGAACAGGGAGACATTGCGCAACTGGAGAAGCTGCTGCCGTTGGCGGACAAATACGGGCTCGCTTATGTCGTGGCGTTGATTCTGATGATTGTAGTGATTATGCTGCTGCGGGCGATCGCCAAAGGAAGCTTGGTGCCCCGGGAGCTGCTGGATAAGGCTGAGGAGGATCGCGACCGGCTGCAGGCGATTCTCGATAAGGAACGTTCCGATTTCATGCAGCCGACGCTCGATGTGCTCAAAAAATTGAAAGTCGATCAAACGGAAGACAGGGGGGCTTAAAGCATGCGGTTTCCATGGATTTGGCGCTTTTTTCTCCCCCTGCATGCGGAAAAAGAAAGGGAGCTGCGGCAAGCTTCCACCCGTGTTACGCTTACTATCAGCCGCTACCGTGACACTTCGCGGGAGATACAGGAAGAGATCGGGCGCAACCGGTTCGCCCAATACTTGATTTATGATCGAGGGGATGCCCATGAAAGGAATTGA